CGTGCTTATCGAGATCTGCTCAGCGATGAAAAGATGGAAGATTTGCGAAATATCACTTTCGAAACTAATGGTACACAAGCACTACAAGACGACTTTATCGAATACTTGCAAGAATGGAATCAGTCTAGATTTCCTTACGGCAATGGGGGAGAAATTACTTTTAGTGTAAGCCCTAAAATAAGTGCCAGCGGAGAACGGTGGGAAGATGCTATTCGACCAGACACAGTTGCAGCTTATGAAAATATTGGCACTGTATATCTAAAGTTTGTAGTAGAAACAGAACAACATTTTGAAGAAGTTGATCAAGCCGTCAGTGAATACAGGCAAGCAGGCTTTTCGGGCCGAGTATACGTTATGCCACAAGGGGGTGTAGTAACACCTTATGAACGTAATCGTGTTTGTGTTGCTGATTGGGCACTTAGTAGAGGTTACAACTATAGTCCAAGATTACATGTCGACCTGTGGGGAAATGGCTGGGGTAAATAAATTAAGGAAAATATATGGCAACTAAAAAAACAACTATTGCAGCAAATACTGCTTCTAAATCCAAACTAACTGTAAAAGCCCGAGATCCAAAAGCAGAAGCAACTAAACGTGGAGAACCTTGGGTCAGTGTTCTTAAAGTAGAAATCGATCCTAACAATGTAGGCAATGGATCATTTGAATTGGATTGGAACGAATTCTTTGTTATGAAACTGCTACGTGCAGGTTATCAAGGCAAAGACGATGTTCAAATTGTAGACCGCTGGTTTCAAGACGTATGCCGCAATGTTGTACTAGAAACTTTTGAGCAATACGAAGCTAATAACCCACGACCAGTCTCTGGAATTCAACGCAAAGATATTGGAGACGGAAGAACTGAGGTTAGTTAATGGAATCTATTAGGCCTCCAAAGACATTAAAATTTTATCAGTTAATTAAAATGTCTACTAAACCAACAATTACATTTTCACCAGTTGGAAATGCTAACGGTGTCTATATCGGACTTGGTTTTTTTAGGACTTTAGAAGAAGCTGAATGGAATCGTACTTCGGAGGCTCTTAAAGACACTGAAATTAATAGCTCTCACATATTTGAACTAGAATTTCCTAACCCTACATATACGGAATGATTTTATACGTTAACGGCGACAGTCATAGTGCAGGGCATGATGCTGGTGGTATTATGGCAAGCTATGGGTTTCATTTGTCAACTTTTTTAAAATTGCAATTTAGGTGTGATGCTACAGCAGGCTGCTCCAATGAAACTATTTTACGTACTACTGAGCAATACCTTAGAAATAACAAACCAGATTTTGTCATCATAGGGTGGACAACTTGGGAACGAGAAGAATGGACGCACAATAATCAATGTGTTTACGTTACTAGCTCTGGATTAGATTCAGTGCCAGAAGAGTTACAAACAAGATATAAACATTGGGTGATAGACTCTGTTAAGCCCGAGATACAAAAACAAAAAGAACTACGTTGGCATAAGAGAATTTATGATTTTCATTGCCAGCTATTAGATAAAAAAATACCGCACTTGTTTTTTAATTGTTATTCATATTTTCACCACGTTAAATATTGGAATTTGCCAAAATACGATTGGCATGATTCTTATATTAATCCATATGAACAAAACTTTACATATTATTACTGGCTAGAAAACAAAGGATTCAAACCCAGTAATCCAAAATATTACCATTATGGTCCAGATGCTCATCGTGCGTGGGCCGAATTTTTACTGCCTCCTGTAAGTAGGCTATTGACAAATATTTAAATAATATGCTATTATTATGGCACTATGCGATATCTTATTGTAGACACAGCCAACACATTCTTTCGAGCCCGCCACAGTGCCCATCGTCAAAGCGATACATGGGATAAGTTGGGGTTTGCCATTCATGTAACTCTTGCCAGTGTTAATAAGGCTTGGCGGGATCAACATGCCGATCATGTTATATTTTGTTTAGAAGGTCGTAGTTGGCGCAAGGATTTTTATCCGCCATATAAAGCCAATCGTGCTGCAGCTAGAGCTGCCCTAACAGAAAGGGAAGCAGAAGAAGACAGGCTGTTTTGGGAAGCATTTGACGATCTTAAAACATTTCTGACAGAAAAAACAAATTGCACTGTACTAAGGCATGAGCAGTTAGAAGCAGACGATCTTATTGCAGGATTTATCCGCAATCACCCCAATGATCATCATACTATTGTAAGCAGTGACACTGACTTTCATCAACTGTTGGCAGAAAATGTAAATCAATACAATGGTGTGGCAGATGAATTGCACACTATTAACGGTATTTTTGATAAAAAAGGCCGCCCTGTTATAGACAAAAAAACAAAAGAAGCAAAATGTATTCCTAATCCTAAATGGATTCTATTTGAAAAATGTATGCGTGGTGATCCCACTGACAATATTTTCAGTGCATATCCAGGTGTTCGTACTAAAGGTAGTAAAAATAAAGTGGGTTTACAAGAAGCATACGAAGATATGAGTCGTAAAGGTTTCCATTGGAATAACCTAATGCTACAGAGATGGACTGATCATAACGGTAATGAACATCGTGTGCTAGATGATTATGTGAGAAATGTGCAGTTGGTTGATCTAAATGCTCAACCAGATAATATTAAATCTATTATTGATCAAACTATTCAAGAAAATTGTGTAGCTAAAAATCGCCCGATGGTAGGAGCACAATTTCTTAAGTTTTGTGGTAAGTATGAGCTTAACAAATTAAGTGAAAATAGTTCTACCATTGGAGAAATTCTTAATGCAGGATATCCCAAATGAATCATCGTATACAAGAAGTAGCAGTTAGAGCATGGCAGGATCATGCAGACATTAACGTACCAGCAGAAGAATGGATGGCTGGTTTTATCGAAACTTTAGGTCAATATTTGATTGAAGAATGTGTTATGGTTCTTAACACTGATATTACTGCACAGGATGACTTCGGCCCCAATGGCGGTAAGGCAATGAAAAGAGCTGGTGAACTAATAAAAAATTATTTTGGAATCGAAGATGAAACCCATAATTAAACAAATTGCTTTAGAAGCAGGCGGTTCTCATTACCCGGTAGTTGGCGGAAGGTTGCTAGAACATAGTATAGAAATAGCTGTACGACAATGTGCAGCCATTGCATTGGAACATCAACAATACAACGTTGCAAAAGAAATCCTGCAAAAATTTGAGTTATATGATGATCAAATATACCACACAACCAAGACAAACTAAAATGATTAAACAATCAGATCCTGACTTTTTAATCAAAGATGGATTTACAACGGTTCCTAGAGCAGGATTTGAAATCAGTAATCGATGTCCAGAAAGTTACAAATATCTACTGCAAGAGTGTATCGGCCACGGATGGATTAAACCCGTGGCTCATATCCGCGATTACGAGCTAACTTATGACAAACTTTGCGAAAAATAAACTCAGTGCGTTTCGCCTTTGGATTAACAGTATGTGGTATGACCATATAGCTGAATTAGAATCATTTAATTTGCCAGTAAGTTATAACAGCCAAGAATATTTCCGACGTTACAAGTACTGGCTTAAACGCGAATATCAATATCAAAGGAAAATTAAACATGGGACCTGAAATTTTTTTCCTAGTATTGCTTCAGTTAAAACATTTCTTTTTTGATTTTGTCAATCAAACACAGGTTGAAATTGAAAACAAAGGACGTTATGGTTCTTGGCTTGGAATGACCCACAGTGTTAAGCATGGCATTGGCACTTTCTGCTGTGTATGGATCGTATTAGGATACCCAGGAATTTTATTTGCTTTAGCCATGGGCGCATTGGACTTAGCACTACATTATCATATCGATTGGGCTAAAATGTACTGGGGCACCAGAGACATAACTGATAAATCTTTTTGGCATCAGTTGGGTTTAGACCAATTGGCTCATCAACTCACTTATATTATTGTACTAGGACTTACTTTTTCATGAATGAACTAATTGCAAAACAAATTGTCAAAAACAAATATTGGATTGTAGAATCCCAAGGATCCAAAGTTGCCACTATCCAAGCCGTAGATAATGGCGGTTTTGTTTATGTATCAAATGATCAAAGGGAAAAATTTAACACTATTAAACTGTTAACAAAAGTTCATAATGTTAAGTTTTCACGTGAAGCAGTAAAAGCACCTAACAAAACAATAAATGGATTTGTATATGAATACCCAGTTACAGGCAGAGCATATAATGTAATGTGGGATATTAAACATAAGTTTCCTGTTTATACAAAAACCAATAAAAGTAAAAGTTTCTTTTGTGCTGGATATTATGTTATAAAATTAAATAATTCTTGGACTGAAGCATTTTGTCCTAAATTAATTAGCCTTAATCGCTATCCGTTCTACGGTCCTTTTCACAGTCAAGATGACATGCTAGACCAACTGAAAGTATTGGAACAACATGGAAAATAACTTATCACTGCATCTAAGAAAATTCAACGACAAAGTCAGACTGTTAAATCAAACTGGTAGTAAACAATTAATTTTAACTTCACAAGAGGCCAAAAGTTTACATTCGGATATAATGGACCTATTAGGACATTGTGCATATCAAAGTAAGCAGATTCAGCTTTTACAAAATCAGGAACAGGTTATTAAAGTTGCTATAGACGGTGGCAAGTTTTAAAATAAAACTAGCAGATAATTAGATAAATAATATTAGGTAATAAAATGAGTAGACCCAAACCCACAGTGCTGGTAGAGCACGTAAATAAAGTAAACTATAAAACCGAACAAGTTTTGAGCAGTGAGGGGATTTGGGCAGTATTTTATTCTAATCAACCCATCAATTTGAAATCCGGTAACATGCTGACTAATTACCCCGGACCGAAGTATAAAAAAACAAGTTTTAGTAATCCTGGGCATGCAATCAATCTAGCCAAGAAATTAAACACCCTGTTTAAAACAGATCAGTTCACTGTGGTACTACTTAAAAGTGGCGACAGGATCTTCCCTTAAAAGATATACACAAACTCAACTAACTGATATATTTGCAGAGATGGTTGGCAAGCGTTCTAGCCAACTATCGTACATGATTTGGAATAATCCAAAAGATCCTAACAGTCTAAGATTAAGCCTCTCTGGTTTCAAATTTGTAACCAGTGACTTAAACATTAAGTCATACAAGTTTGATATCAGCCCACCGTTAACTAATCGTAATGTGTTGCAACTAGATAGATATTTCGGGGGTATGTATTTTATTTTGCCTGAAAAATTCGTTGTTTTTGATGAACAGGATGCCAGTATGATCAATCTAATGGACGGCAATCTTGTCGCCTACCTAAACAACCTTGAACGTTCCAGCGGTTGACAAATATTCCAATATTTGGTAAAATTACTCTACACTTAAACCACGGAGCGCAAGATGGCTACGATTCAAGACATCAACTCAACCATCATGTTTGGTGATCTGACTAATGATCAATTAGACAGTGTGATTATGGCTGTAAAATATAGGCGCAGCCAACTGTCTAAAGAGATCAAACGCAGTATTACCCTAGGGGATCGTGTCAAGTTCTATTCTACTAAACGTCAGCAGACTATCACTGGAACCGTGGAAAAGGTTGCAGTCAAGTACGTAACAGTTAACGCAGGGCAATTGCGTTGGCGTGTTCCTGCTAACATGCTAGAAGTTGTTTGATTGACAAATATTCCAATATTTCTTATAATATTGGTATAGTAAATACAAACACGGAGAAAATTATGACCAAGTTTGAAGTTAGATTTGATTGTGGTAACGATGATCGTAGCCCTGCTTGGACCGTAGTTAGATTCGAAACTCTTGGATCAGATCATGCAAGATTTGGTCAAACGGTGGCAGAATTTGCCAGTCGCGAACTGGCTGAAAATGCTGCGAAATCCATGAATCAAAATATTTCTTTTGCAAAATTCACTTTTAGTCCCAGTCTTGTTGCAGAATAACAACAGACAAATATTCTTTTTCCAACTATAATTGTTTTTTCAACGTTAAACAGGAGTGTCTAAATGACCAAAGAATCCGTTACTGAGCATCGTACTGTTACCGCTATTGCGGCCCGCCGTATCATCCTTGCTTGTTTCAAGCAGAAACGTCCCGTGTTTTTGTGGGGCCCTCCGGGAATTGGTAAGAGTGAAGTTTC